ACAACTATAACAGCAACATCAGTAGGAGAAGGGGTTAAAGTAGGAACTATATTTACTATATCCGCTGCCGCTTTAAATAGTGCAATAGGTGCAGGTACAGGTACAGGTAATACTGTAATTACAATTACTGAAGCAGATTTAAATGCAGATACTGCTAAAATAAAATTAGAAGAAGACAATTTAGTAGATGTAAACCAACCTTTTGTATTGGAAACCATTTCTGAAGGTTCAGTAATGAATACAGGAACACAAGAATTAAGTGAAGGTGCTTTAGCAACTGGTTCAGCACAAAATATACGCTGGTCAATTGCTGGTGTAAATACAGGATCAGGAACATTTAGTTTAATAGTTCGTAGAGGAAATGATAATGCCAATCAACAAACAGTATTAGAACAATATTCAAATGTATCATTAGACCCTTACCAACCAAATTATATTGCAGCACAAATTGGTGATATTAGCAAACGTTTGGTTAATGAAGGTGCAGATTATTTTGTACAAGAATCAGGATCATATGCTAACTTATCAAGATATGTAAGAGTTAAGTCTGTAAATATGAAAACTCCAAATTATTTCGATAATAATGGACAAGCAAAATCACAATTTACAGGGTCTTTACCTGCTGTCCAATCTGGTTCATTTAATGGAGCTGTAGGAAAAAATATAGTAGACGGAAGAGTTGCTAATTTTTATGGGGACATAGGAAATGGTGCTGCCTTTGACACACAAGGTTTAACTGGTAGTAATTATAATAACGCAATTGCCTTATTAGGAAATATAGATGAATACCAATATAATGTAATAAGTGCTCCTGGATTACTTAACGCAACTCACGCAACACAAACGACAGCTTTAATCAATAACTCAATAAATAGAGGAGATAACATTGCAGTATTAGACTTAGTAAAATATGGTAGCTCAGTAGCTTCAGTTTCACAAGCAGCATCTGCATTTGATAATAGTTATGCAGCAACATATTGGCCATGGGTTCAAATGATTGACCCACAAACTGGTGAATTAGTATACTGTCCAGCTTCAACTGTAATTCCAGGAGTGTATGTATTTACAGACGCTTCAAGTGAACCATGGTTCGCGCCTGCAGGTTTAACTAGAGGTGCTTTAGGACAAGTAGTTAGAGCTGAAAGAAAATTAACAGCAAATAACAGAGATACTTTATACGAAGCAAATGTTAACCCATTAGCAACTTTCCCACAAGCTGGAGTAGTTGTATTTGGACAAAAGACATTACAAAAACGTTCTAGTGCTTTAGATAGAGTAAATGTACGTAGATTATTAATTGCTCTTAAAGGATTTATTTCTGGAGTATCTGATAATTTAGTATTTGAACAAAATACAATTGCTACAAGAAACAATTTCTTAAGTGTAGTTAATCCTTATTTAGAAGGAGTACAACAAAGACAGGGATTGTATGCATTTAAAGTAGTAATGGATGATACCAATAACACACCAACTGTAATAGATAGAAATGAGTTAGTAGGACAAATATTCTTACAACCAACTAAAACAGCTGAATTTGTAATTCTTGATTTCAATGTATTACCAACTGGAGCAACATTTCCAGCGTAAAAATTAAAAAGATAAATATTTATAATAAAATAAAAAAATAAAATGGCAGTATTAGATCCAAACGAAATATTTTTCACCGCTTTTGAGCCAAAACAAGCAAACAGATTCGTCATGTATATTGACGGTATTCCTGCTTATTTAGTAAAAGAAGTAGGGGCTGTAACTTTATCACAAGGTACAGTTGAATTAAACCATATTAATGTATCAAGATATGTAAAAGGAAAATCCACTTGGGATCCAATTTCTTTAACATTATTTGACCCAATTACCCCATCTGGAGCACAAGCAACTATGGAATGGGTACGTTTACATCACGAATCAGTTACTGGTCGTGATGGATATAGTGATTTCTATAAAAAAGATCTTACTTTTAACGTACTAGGACCTGTAGGAGACATTGTATCTGAATGGATTATAAAAGGTGCATTTATTACAAATACATCATTTGGAGATTATAATTGGGATACTGTAGATACGGCCCAAAATATAAGCATTACAGTACAACCAGATTATTGTATTTTAAACTTCTAAAAACATTACTTTCCCCTAATTTAGAAAATAGCTTGGCTTCGGTCAGGCTTTTTCTTATATTCATATGTATAATATGAACAAACGTTATTATTAAATAAAGATTATGACACAATTTAAAATACCTACAGAAACCGTAACACTACCCTCCAAAGGACTTTTATACGCAAAAGATAATGTATTATCTAGTGGTGAGATAGAAATGAAATATATGACCGCCAAAGAGGAAGATATTCTAACTAATTCAACCTATATTAATGATGGTTCAGTAATTGACAGAGTATTAAAGGCGTTAGTAATAACTAAATTTAATTGGTCTGACTTATTAATTGGAGATAAAAATGCTATTATGATAGCAGCCCGTGTTTTAGGTTATGGTAAAGACTATACATTTTCCCACAAAGGAGGAAAAGAGACAGTTGATTTAACATCATTAAAAGATAAAGAACTTAATAGCGATCTATATACTGAAGGGATTAACCAATTTTCATTTACACTCCCCCACTCCGGTAATGTAGTTGAATACAAACTACTTACTCATGGTGATGAAACAAAAATCCAAAATGAGTTAAAGGGGCTAAAAAAGATTAATAAAGATAATGTTCCTGAAGCTACAACTAGATTAAAACACATGATTATATCAGTTGAGGGAGATGCAGAAAGAAAAACAGTAAGAGAATTTGTTGATACTTATTTGCTAGCACGAGATGCTCGTGCACTTAGAGAAAATATATTAGCAACACAACCAGACGTAGATCTGACTTTTTTTCCCGAAAACGGAGATGACGGGATTAGTATCCCCATTGGAATTAACTTTTTTTGGCCTGACGCTTAAAACAGTTCCCCAAATTAGACAAAATTTATTTAGACAAATCCACGAAATTGTTTTTCATGGTAAAGGAGGATATGATTGGCATACTATATACAATATGCCAATTTGGCTTCGTAAATATACTTTTAAACTTATAAAAGATTTTTATGAAGAGGAGAAAGAATCTATAAAAGCAAACCAACAGGGTAAAGATAAACAATCTCTTGTTAACACTGAAGGTCAAGTAAGCACTCCTAATTTTAAAAACCAATCGAGCTATAGGTAAAAGCATAATTATTTCATATTTATAATAAAATAACTTTATATGGGTTTAGGAGATAGCAAAGCAAAAGACGAAGCTAAAGAAATAAATAAAGAATTAGGGTTTATTCTAGACGCTGTTTCTTCTCTTGGTGACCAATTAGTAGGCTCTTTTCAAGATGCAGTTGATGGCGCTTCTGAACTTGGAGATAAAGTTGATATTGTAGGTAAAACCATGCAACGTGGTTTAGTAGCCGATTTAAAACAATCCGTAAAAAATACAGAATCCTTAATTGATTTACAATCCAAAGTAACACGAGGAGTTGCTACACAAAACGATTTATCAAAAGCACAGGAAAAAATAGCTTTAAATAGAGCCCGTCTAGATGCTAAAAGGTTGGTTTTATCTGGTCAATTAACTAAAAGACAAAAAACCTTACTAGCCCAAGAAGAACAACAATTAAATTTACAACAAGAAGCTCTTGATGGTATAAAAGATCAAAACATTCAACAACAAAAAAATAAAAGTTTAGTTGAACTTGGATCTGAAAGTGCAAAAAGATTTGCAAGTCAAATAGATAAATCTGGAACTCTTACTAGTATACTAGAAGGCAAATTTGCTGATGTTGTAACTATATCTAGATTAGGTGAATTATCTATGCTAGCTATTGGAAAGGCTATTCTTGCAGGTAGTGAAAATATGGCAATGTTATCCCAGGAAACAGGGATGTCAAAAGACCAGGCTCTAGCACTATCTAAAGAATTAAATCAAAGTGCTATTGATTCTGGAAATGTAGCATATAACACTACCAAAGCTCATAAAGCATTTAAAGGATTAACGGCCGAAACTGGTCTAACTGCTGAATTTGGAGGTCAAACATTAGAGACGTTCTCTATGTTAACTAGTAAGCTTCATATGGCTGGAGATGCTGCATCTTCTCTAACCATGATGGCTAGAATGCAAGGTGAAGAAACTGAAAAAGTTCTTTCAGATACTGTAGCCACAGCCGCTGCTATAGCTAACCAAGCAGGGGTTGGGATTAATTTAAAGGGGGTTTTAAGTGACGTTGCTAGTGTTAGTAACTCTATAAAAGTATCTTTAGGATCTAACCCTGAAGCCCTAGCAGAAGCAGCAGCAAATGCCGCCCTATTAGGTACTAACCTATCAGGAGTTGATGCAATAGCTAGTAGTTTATTAGATTTTGAACAATCCATTAAAAATGAATTAGCAGCTGAAATGTTGTTAGGAAAAGATCTTAATTTTGAAAAAGCAAGACAATTAGCTTTAAGTAATGATTTAGTAGGATTATCTGAAGAATTATTAAATAATGAAGAGTTAACTAATACCTTTGCAACTGGAAACAGAATACAACAAGAAGCAGCAGCAGCTGCTATAGGGATGAGTAGAGATGCTATGGCCGATATGGTGATGAAGCAACAAATGAACAATCTATCAGCACAAGAATTTAACGCTATAAATGGTGAGGGTGCTTACGAACGAATGCAAGCAGTTTCAGCCCAAGAGAAATTAGGGTTAGCTATGGATAAAATGAAAGATTCAGTTTCACAAATTGGTTTAGCATTTGCTCCTTTTATAGATGGTTTAGCAAAAGGTATTTCAACTTTAATGGAATATAAACCTGTTTTAGTAGCTATAGGGGCTTTAATGGCGGGTTTAGCTGCTAGAAGTGCTGCTTTGGCAGTAATTAATTTTGCAGCAGCCGTACCAAAAATATTTGCACAAATGTCAGTAATGGGTCCACCTGGTATTGCTTTAGCAATAGGGGGTGTAGCAGCAATGGCCGCAGCAGTCGCGGGAGCAGCCTCTGTAATGGGAACTGCAGATGATATGATTGCACCTGCCGGATATGGAGATAGAATTTTATCTACCCCTAAAGGATCAATTGCATTAAATAATCAAGATTCTATAGTAGCTGGAACCAATTTAGGTGGTGGTGGTGGAAATAGTATGAATGAAACAAACGCACTATTAAACCAAATACTTAATAAAGAAGGAACAGTAAAAATGAATGCAACTAGTGTTGGAACAGCCTTTAGTGTAAATTCAAGACAAATACAATAATTTAATATTTATAATAAAACAACAATTATGGGACTTTTAAACAAATTAGAAACAGGTCAGTCTACTTTAACTGGATTAAACGGTGGTACACCATCTACTCCTGAATTTTCATTATCAAAATTACATGATACTTATTCATTAAATGGAGATCCAAACATAGCTAACAAACCTGCACCATCCAATTTAGATTCTGGCAACCCAGCAAGATATTTAAATAATTTACCTAGATAATAAAATATGGGGCTTTTAGATTTAACAACAGACCTTAAATCATTAAGGTATGGGCGAGACCGTGTAGGTGGAGGAAGTAGCAAAGAACCTTTTGTTACTGACTCTATAAACAGTACTCCTGGAGATACTGGTGGTGCTGACTTCCTTTTAAGAGCAAATACTTTAAGCAGGGTAGGGGATGATTTATCTAGAATGGGTCAATTTATGATTTCCCCTAAAGGCCTACAATTTGCTGTAAAACAAAATCTACTATCAAGATCAGCAGTTAGATCTCAAGCTAGCAATGGGCCTATAAATGATGGGGTATATTTACCAACTTCAACTTTAGCCCAAGTAGCAACAAACCCATTTGGGGGTCATCTATTAAAACAAGGTATAAATCCACTTGCAGATACAACAGCTGATGGTTCTAATACTGGAATAGGCTTTCTTGATAACATTTTAAATACTGCATTGCCCCTATCAGCTCCTTTTTATGCTAAAAAAATTAAAACAATTAGAGAAGTTGATAATAATAGGTTAACTGAATTAGTAAAATATAAAATTGGGGGTCCAAGTGCTCAAACTACAGATGGTACTAAGTCCTTTTTAGATTCAATACTTAATTCTGGAACAAATGCCTTAGGAAATTTAGGATTTGGAGGGTTATTAAATAATATATTAGCAATATCTCCATCTGCAAGTCAAAAATATAATAGTATATCCCTAAATCAAGGGGAAATACTAAGATACGATGGTGGGCCTGGATCTGCTTTAGGTATAGGCCAAACCAGCTTAAAAAGAGTAATTAATACTCAAGATTATAAAACACCAGGAAGCTATTTATTAAATTATTCTGCTATAATAGGCAAAACAGGAGATGGCGTGTATAGTACAGCTACCCCTAAGGGTAAAACTATGATTGATTTTAGGTCTACATTAATTGGGACCCAAAAACAAGGTGTAAATAAAGATGTTTTATCTACTTCTTTAGATTATACAAACCCCCTTGAAACACTAGGTGGAAGAGTTAATATGGGAAGCCCTGGTAGGAAAGGAAGAAATCTTATTAATTATAATATTGGGGTACAAGAAGGTGGTAAACCAACTGGTCCTTTAGATAAGATTAATGCCTTACCTTTATATTCAAGTCCTCAAATGATTAACCAGACTAGTGTTATTAATGACCTAGTTAAATTTAGGATTGGTATATTAGATAATAATAGTGACGCTAATAATAAAACTTACATTCACTTTAGATCCTTCATTGATTCATTTTCTGATAATTATAGTGCAAATTGGACTAGCCAACAATTTATGGGTAGGGGTGAAAAATTTCATAGATATGGGGGATTTGATCGAACAATAAGCATGGCTTGGACCGTTGCTGCTATGTCTATTGATGAATTAATTCCAATGTATCAAAAACTAAACTATTTAGCTTCAAGTTTAGCCCCTGATTATAGTTCTGATGGGTATATGCAAGGTAATATTGCGTATTTAACCATGGGAGGTTATTGCTATGAACAACCAGGTATAATTACTAGTATGA